CCTGCTCCGTATAAGCCGCTTGGTAGATACGGTAATGAGACATTTCCCAAAGATTTGCATCTAGCGCAGAGGACACCTGTCCCTGCTGTCCAAGCGCCTGTTACACCTCCGCCCGCTAACGTGCCTGTTCCGTCAGGCGCTGTTTTCAAAGATCCTATGGGAAATGCCTATAACTTTACAGGCACTCCTTACAATCAGGGATACAACTATTACAAGCTAGTTGCTCATAAGAACGCGCCTCCAGAGGAAGTCAAAGCAGCTTGGGACGCTTTGTCAACTGCTGGAAAGAATAAGTTCAAGGACAACTGGCCAGCTACGTTTGAATCTAAGGTCGTTCCTCATATCTCTGGTCCAGCTAAAGCTCCTGTTCAGGCTAAGGCAGCCGTGCAGATGCCGTCTTCTTTTCTCAAGAATATGAAGAAGGCAGGCTATACAGATCAGGAAGCTAAGACAATCTGGGAAGCTGGTGGGACGCCTACTAAGGGACCTGAGCCAGAACTCCAGACACATCTTAACGATCTGAAAGGTATTTGGGAATCGTCTGGTGTGCCACTCCCGGCAGACACAGATATTAACGACTTTTTTGATGCAGCTAACCCAGGTCATGCTGGCCTGACACCTAAGGCCGCGCACGAGCTAGTATCGGATTATCTCAAGTGGAGTAATCCTGAGGCAGCAAAGGAAGTTGATGATCTCTGGGCCAGCAAACAGGCTGGTATAGACGCGCTCGCTCAGATTCCAAAGCCTCCGAACGCAATTGCTGACGTTATCGAGGATTTTCATGCAAATATATTCGGAGGTAATTACTCAGACGCTGAAGTAGCTAAAAAGTTTCATGAGTTAGACCCAGCTGAGCAAGCTGCTTATAAGAAAGCTCATCCTCATGGTTTAGACTTCTTAAACTTTTCAGAACCTGTTAAGGTTCAGTCAGCTAATCCACCAAGCTCTAAGTGGGACGTCTTTGATCCGTATCAAGGAAACGTCAAGAAGACGTTTGATACGAAAGCTGAAGCCGACGCTTACAAAGCCGCACGTGGTGGCGAAGGTTGGGAAGTTGGAGAACACGACACAGGATATCCATCTGTCAATCCAAATCACATTAACTGGACAGCAGCACATCCAGTAAATGCTGGAGCTGTAGATACAGCCGATGCGATTGACGTCTTTCAGCATCCAGAAGGTAAGACAATCGCAACATTCTCAACACAGGCTGAGGCCGACGCGTATATAAAGAATCATCCAAATTCAGATATGCTCGATACATCACCACACGATCCGGCATTCGGAACTGACGTTAAGTCACTTCCTCCGATGCCGAAAGGTTGGGGTTCAGTCGGCACGTCGACACCTGGAGGTGCGCGTGCTACTAAGTCGGATGCAGACATACTTGCAGCTGAGTTTGAGAAAGGTCTTTTTGGTAGCTCTGATCTCTCACCTGCAGAGGCGTTGGACGAATACAATAGTTTTTCAGCAGACATCAAAGCGGCGTTCAAAAAGAATCATCCTGACTCATATAAAGATCTGATGAACTTCCGAACGCACGGAGACATCGATCCAAACTATCACGGTGGCTATGACCCAGGAGATGAAGTTGATTGGACCAAACTTGGTACCCACGTTGAGGACGTCCAACCAGATACACATCACAATTACTGGGAGAGCACGAGCGCGCCTAAAACTGGAACGCAGTCGTTGCACGGAATCGAGTTCAAGCCAGTCGATAAACCTGACTTCAAAGCGGGTATGAATTTCTCAATCAATGCCCCTGCATTTGAGCCAGTTAAAGGAAAGAAACAGGCTGCTGGTGTAGTTATGGTTGAACCAGACGGTCGAGTCTGGATCATACATCCGAAAGGACAATTTGGTGGCTATAAATCGACGTTTCCAAAGGGAACTGTCGATGCTGGCGAGCATATGCAAGAAGCTGCCTTGCGCGAAGTGTTCGAGGAATCAGGGCTTACAGCGAAGATCACCGGTCATTTGACCGATGTAGAACGGACCACTTCCAAGACTCGGTTCTATATCGGTGAACGGACAGGTGGCGCGCCTTGGGCACACGGGCATGAGACAGAAGGTGTTTCACTCCTCAATCCAAAAGACCCTGGATTCGCCAAGCAACTTCAAGACATCTACGGTTCTGATACGTCAGATCATAAGGTGCTCGAGGCTCTTAAAAGCCATCTCAGCTTACAAGAGGATCTGAAATCTGGCAAGACAGTTCAGGCACCTAAAGGTTTTCCTGAGCCGTCAAAAGCCAAGCCATACGAGAACGCACCGACTGGCTATCAACTCAAAGAAAAGAACGCCAAGCTCGCTGGAGTTCACGAGAAACACATTTATACGAAGAACGGTCAGGACTACATCTTCAAGCCAACGAAGCATCCTGAGTTCGTTTTGCATAACGAGAAGGCTGCAAACGACATCGCTGGACTCGCAGGTCTGCACGACCCAAAGATGACGGTCGAGACGGTTGATGGCAAAAAAGGCACGATGCAGGAAGTCTTGGGCAACAAGCTCGATTGGAAGACGTTGCGTAACCACGATTTGACGAAGCTAGCAACTGGCGATCTGATGGAAATCATCATGCATCATCCAGTAGATTGGCTTACGTCGAATCACGACGCGCACACTGGCCAATGGCTCCAGACTCCGCACGGTCTGGTAGAGATTGATCGAGGTCAAGCGTTCAAGCATTTTGGAACGGACAAACTCGACCCAGAGTATCATCCGAATGCAGCGTTCGGTGAGGAGCCTCCGATTTATAACCAAATCCATAAGTTGTATAAAGAGGGCAAACTCGATTTAAACCAGACCGATATCATGAAAGCGCTCGAGGCGTCAATCGGAAAGCTCGATAAAAATACTCTGCAAGTCTATGATGCGCTGAACCAAGCGCTCGACAAAGCAGGCAAAGGTAATCTCAAGTCGTCGGCTCATCTGCGTTTCAATAATCTGAAAGCCGACATGGCTAAGTTCTGGACGAAGTAAATGCCTGAATCGATTAGTTTCGACCAAGTCCTGGACGAGATCCTTCCTGCCGAATTACGGCAAGGTCTCGATTCCATCATCCTTGATATCGACAACAAGGACCAGTTCGCTCGAGACCGCTTGATGAAAGTCTGCAAGCGCAACGAGTATTTCTGGGAAGGACTTCAGAACATCTACTTCAGCGAAGTCGCGCACGATTGGAGATACATCTCTCAGCATGGCGACGGCGAAGACGTCAACTACATGGAAGAAGCTGACGTCGAGAGCAAAATCGTAAATATCTACAAGGCGCACGGTGAGATCATCATCGCCGCCGTTTCTCAGTCTATCCCTGCGACTCGTTTCTTTCCAAACGATGCTGACCAGTCGGCCGACATCTACACAGCACAGTCATTCTCGCGACTCGCAGAGCTTATCAGAAAGCACAACAAAGCTCCTTTCCTCTTCATGAAAGCGCTCGGTCTTCTCTACAACTCGGGCATGATCGCAGCCTACACCTATAACGACCAGCACGAGAAGTATGGTGTTGATCGGATCGACCACTTCAAACCGGGAGTGGCACAGACACAGGTTGACTACTGCCCCGACTGTGGAGAACAGTTAGCCGTTCAGCCGATGAACGGCCAAGAAGTTCCGGCGCCGCCACTTCCTCCGGAGACCGACTTGCCATCGCCACCTCCGGTGCCGGAAGGAGAACCATTGCTGGAGCCTCCCCCGGAAGCGGTGTCGGAACCATTACCCGTCGCTCCGCCTCCTCAAGGTCCGCCTCCGATGCCGCCTCCTGGAGCGCCACAGGGCATGATGCCGCCAGAGATGGCAGGTATGGCTCCGCCTCAAGGTCAGACAGTCTGCCCCAATTGTGGAACGCCTGTTCAGCCCATGTCGGAAGTCGAAGAAGAGGAGACGCAGGAGTTCGATTATCAAGAAATCATTCCGAAGATGCGTCAGATCATCGAGTTGTATGGCCCGATGAGCGTGCAGATTTTTCCTCGCGCGCGCACGCTAGAACAGTCAGGATACCTCATTCTCAACAGTGAACACGATGTTGCTGAAATGCAAGAGAAGTTTCCGCACATCGCGGACCAGATTACTCCTACAGCAGACTCCGAGAGATACGATCGATGGGTGCGCGCGCCGTCGTTGGTCCAATCGGATGACGACGCCGACGTATGCACGTGTAGGCAAGTCTGGCTACGTCCCTGGATGTTCAACAAGCTCGGCAAGTCAGACGACGAAAGAATACTGGCGCTTAAGGAACAATTCCCTCGTGGTATTCGAGCCGTCTACATCAACGACGTCCTCGCTGAGGTCAACGATGAAGATATGGACGAATACTGGACAGTTTCTGTTGATCCTATTCTAGATCGAGTCCACGGTCAGCCCGTGGCAAACTCGGTTGTTCCTGTTCAGGAGATGACTAATGAACTATTCCAACTTACTGTTGAAACAATCCGATACGGAATCCCTGAGACATTTGTTGATTCCAGTGTTATTGACTTTCAAAAATACCGGGAGATGGAAATCAGTCCTGGTTCGTTATATCCAGTTAAGGCTCCTGCTGGAGGTAATATCGGAGCAGCGTTCTACACAAACAAAGCCGCAATGTTATCTCGAGAACATAAGGAATTCGCTGACGATTTACAAGCTGCTGGTCAATTTGTACTCGGAACGGTTCCATCGGTTTATGGTGGTACCGCCTCCGGAGGATCTGACACAGCTGCTGAATATAGTATGTCGAGAGCTCAAGCTCTGCAACGACTACAAATCGTCTATAAGATGATCTCGTTCTTCTGGTCTGATCTTGAGACGAAGGCAGTCAAGTGCTACGCCAAGAACATGAAGAACGACGAGAAGATCGTCAAGTCACAAGGTCGCAATTCATACATTAACGTGTGGATTCGC